TGGCACTTGGTTGGTGTCTACTCCAATGGAATTCAAAGGTGAAGTATTTAATTTATTTGGCGGATATACAAAAGAGACTAGAGACAGAATTGCACGAGTTTTGGATATGGATCTTGCAAATATCAAAGCTTTGGATATGCCTGTTGGTGACATTGAAAGAATTCTTCGTCCGCGTGCAGCAAAGACTGATTTTGATTTTACTGAAGCAGAATGGTCAAAAATCCGTGATCTAATGAAATGTGAAGTTATAAAGCATGAAGACCTTGTCTTAGACATTCAAAGAGTAGTTATTGGAGATTCTCATTCAATATCAAGATACCGAGCAAATACCGTTGTTTATCGTCATGATGGTTTGACTCTTCATGGTTTGACTGAAAGAGGAGTAGAACCTTATCTTCCTGATTACTTTGTACCACACTTAGTTATTTATGCAGGAAACGTAGACATTAGACACCATTTGTGCAGACAGTTAGATCCTGAAGGATCCGCCAGGAGATTAGTGAGCAATTTGAGAATGCATCTTGAATATATGCAGCAAAAGGGAAAAATAGGAACATTTGAGGTAACTGCTCCGTATCCGATTGAGTTTGAAGAAAGAAAAATTCCAAAAACAGGATTTTATAAAGGTACAGCGTTTTATGGATCTCATCCTTTGCGTGACAAAGTTCGTCAAATTATGACTAACGAGATGAAGTATCAGTTTGATAATGTTCACGAGTGGCCAACTAATTGGTACATGATAGATCCAGAAGATTATGCAAAAACATACATGGAAAAGCCTGGATCAGTCCACCTGTCGCCTGAGTTTTATGAATGGGATTTGGTTAACAATGCCGAAAATGACTGAAACCATCTATTGGGAAGACTTTAAGAAGTACTACGATAAAGCTGCAGTTTTGCAAAACATAAACATTGCAAGTGCAGGCGGTCGTGATACTTCTGAAGACTTACATGTTGATGATCCATTGCAGCATCACATTACTATCTATGACACAGTAGATCGTGAATTTGCTGGATTTAGCAATGCAATTCAGCAGATTTGGTATGGATCAAATAATCCAAAGAAATGGCAAGTTGATAGTCGTTTTGATGGTTATAACTTGCACACGATGGATTGGTTTTATCTGTTTATGATACACAGAGTGACTGGATCTGGTGCTTCATTTAGTTACGACCATGGATTTAGAAATAGCATACTTTCTGATATGGCTCTTAAAACAGATAACATGATCCATATGAAAAACTACGTATTAAGTGAAATGAGAACAGGTCGACCTATCTTTACAAGTATCGGTAATCAGATTCCGCAATTCCCTAAACCTAATGCAGAATATCCACGTGGATCTCAGTTATACATTTCAGAGTACATGCCTCATTTAGTTAAAGATTTCTATACTTATTTATCTTACAATCCATTGACAATGTCAATTAGAGATGGAGTTGATTGGATCAATGAGTGGCACAAATCTCAAGGTCTAAAGTGTTTCCATTTTGTAATGACAGCATTTGTAATGGATGTTGCTCAATATTTCCCTACATTGATAGATCCATGGAGTCAAGTAAACTATGGAAGCAATGCAATAAAAGCTCTTAACTTGTTATTTAACAATGAAGGTTTCAAGCAAAAAGACTTTCTAGATGCTGCAATGGAGGTGATTTGCAATGAGTTTAGATCTCCTTATGATCCACGTGACCATGAAAGAAACTTAGGTAAAGGATTAAGTTTAGAAGATGTTGCATGTGACTATGTCCGATACGTTGAATGTTATGTACCAAAAGGTTATGAACATTTAGAACCATGGCAAGTGACAAATAAGTCTTTAATTCCTCACCATGCAAAACATTGGACATACCACAAACACTTGGAGGCTAAAAATGTTTAAGATAACTACAGACTCTTCAAGTAAGTATTCACATCGGCACAGAGATCAATGGTTAGAACTTGCTGGTGATTGGACGGATGAAACTCAATCGCCAAATATAGGTACATTTCACGGAGCAACAATTTGGGATGATTCTGTTACTGGAGTCGGTACCAAAGGTCGATGGGGTGATCTTCTAGTCAAAACTATGGAATCAGATCATTTAGTTTATGTACAACCTAGAGTTGGTTGGGCAGGAGTTTCACTCGCAGCTCTTGCAAAGAAATATAACAAAAAGTTAACATTGTTTATGCCTTCATCAAAAGTGGTCAGTGACCATCAGTTAGTTTGTATTGAAAGAGGAGCTAATCCAATCTTTCGAAGAATCGCAGCAATGCCAGTTCTGAACAAATATGCCAAAGATTGGGCAGAACAAAATAATGCTCAATTTGTGCCATTTGGTTTAGATCATCCCCTAGTTGTTGCGGCGGGAGTTAAATCTACAATCCAACAATGGGGAGATCGAGATGAACCAAGAGATGTTGTATCAGTTATTAGTACAGGAGTTCTCACGAGAACTCTCCAAATTGCTTGGCCAAATGCAACCTTCCACGGAATTGCAGTTGCAAGAAACTTACATCCAGGAGAGATCGGAAGAGCGGACGTTACAACTTACCATAAAGCTTTCAGAGAAAAAGCTGAGTATGCAGACAAGATCAACGAAGAAATCAACTCCGCTCCAACCTACGATTGCAAAGGTCTAGAAAGATTTATGTTGGACAAAACATCTGCACCTAAAACACCATCTACTTTATTGTGGAATGTGGCAGGTGACGTAAAACCAGTTATAATGGACCATTCACAAGTTGATAGTTTCAGAGAATGGGGTGAGTTTAGATGATTACAATCATCGAAGGTTCTGATGGAACAGGCAAAACAACTTATGCTCAAAAGTTAACTGAACGATACAATGCACAATACTTGCATGCTGAACAACCAAGATCTAGATTATGGGTTGATGAATACATTCGACCATTAACTTCTAGCAACATGGTATTAGATCGATGGCATTTAGGTGAAGTTGTATGGCCAAAGATCTATGGAAGAGTATCATTGTTTGATGAAACAACATTTGATTATTGCAATTGGGAACTTGCTAAATTAGGAGCTAGGTTGATCCTACTAACAAGATCAGAAGATGCAATAGCCGAAGAATTGTTAAGACGAGGTGAAGAATTAGAGATCGATGCTGTTCTACATTCAAGATCTTTATTTGTAGAAGCTTTTAGACAAGTTAAATATTTAGACAAAACAATAATTCATAGTGAGGTAGTTAGGTAATGCATATAATTACAGAAAATCCAAGCGAAGCTTTAGAGTTAGCAACTCAATATGTTATTGAACATGGTGAAGCAATATCTCCTCGTGGAATGGTCACTAGAGAACTCCTTAATGTCACTCTACAGATTGAAAAGCCATGGAACATACCTGTATCTATGGAAAACCGTAAACTAAATCACAATATTGGTATTAAAGAAGCATTGCAACTTGTTGGACAAGTTACTGATCCAGAAGCAATGACAGATACCAGTCAAGTCTTTGGAAAGTTTATGGATAACGGAATACTTCATGGTGCTTATGGTCCACGAATTCACGGTAATCTAAACAAAGTAGTTGATCAGTTAAAAAAAGATTACTCAACAAGACAAGCTGTATTGACTATATTTGACTCTAACAAAGATCTAAACGTTGATGTTAAAGATGTTCCTTGTACCTTAAACCTGCAGTACTTCATCAGAGACAATAAGTTAATTGCTAGAACAAACATGAGAAGCAATGACGTATTCCTAGGTCTTCCATATGATCTAACTCAGTTTATTGCTTTACAAGGTGCAATTGCAAAGGCTTTAGACATTGAAATGGGTCAGTACGTACACGTTGTTGGAAGTATGCATATCTACGATGAACACATACCTCAAGCTCAATGGATCAAAGCTTACTTTAATGGTTCATTCAAAGACTACGAACCTATGTGGACTGGCGATAGTATTGGTGAAATTAGTCATACCGCAAGATCTATTCTTAAAGGTAATGTTCCTGAGCGTTTAACTCGCTTTGAAAGATTCTTGGCAGGTAAAATCAATGACTGAACCTATTGCACGATGTGAAGCATGTGGATCATGGACTTATCTATATGCAATAGACAAACTTATGGGACAACCACACTTTTGCAGCAATTGCAAAGCAAGACAGAAAGGAAACAAGCGTGCTGCCTAATCAAAGCGAAGTAGTTAAGCGACTTAGCGAACTTTCTCGTATGCTTGATGCTGCAACAGAAGAAATAGCGGCATTAGATGACCAATCTGTTCGTGCCAAAGGATCTTATGAGGTTGCATACGCAAAATCCTTCCTGCAGTCGAACGGATCAATGGATGTAAGACGCCAAGAAGCAATTCTTGCTTGTGCTGATCTCAGGCTTGCTATGGAAATTGCAGAAGCTCAAGTAAGGGCAATAAAAGAGCGAATTAACACTTTAAGGTCACAAATATCGATTGGTCAATCATTATCAGCTGCAATTAGACAACAATTTAGCGCTGAAGGTGTAGGTCAATATACGTGAGAGCCAGAAGTAAGAAAATGGCTAAGAAATATGTCGAAAGGCGTAAATTAGTTGCACAAATGCTCGAAACTTATCCAATGTGCCAAAGATGCAACGCAAAGTCATCTGAGGAAGTGCACGAAGTTCTCAGTAGAGCTCGTGGTGGAGATATTTTAGACATTAACAACTGCAGAGCTCTTTGTCATATGTGCCACTTCTGGATTACAACGAATCCTGCAGAAGCACTAGAGGCAGGCTGGTTGAAGAATTCCTGGGATAAATGATGCCGGCCTATGACTACAAATGCCAAAAATGTGGAATTACCGTCGAAGTCAGTCACTCAGTATCAGACCACGGCCCTAGATGTGATTGTGGAGAGATTATGCAGAAGATTTTTACCGCTGTACCCGCTATTTTCAAAGGCAACGGATGGGGAGGAGACAAATGACCAACCTGTCAAGAAAGCGTAGAGGTAGAGAGACTGAATTGATCTTTGCTGAGTATTTGAAAACACAAGGTTGGATCTATGCAGAAGCAACAAGCTCATCAGCTGCAGGAACTGATATTAAAGGAGTTATCGGAGTTGATTGGGAACTAAAGGCTAGAGCAGACTTTGATCCCAAATCAGCAATGAAACAGCAACAGAAACGAATAAAAGAGGGCGTAATTCCCATCGCCGTGTTGAGACAAAATGGACAAGGTGAGGCTGATATTGAAAATTGGCCAGCATGTGTTCCAGTGCGCATAATGATTCAACTACTAAAAGAAGCGGGATATTTGTGACGATAAGAGATTTAGCTTTCGATCGAGAAAATGTGCCTTGGATGGCTAGAGGCAATTGCACTGATCCATCAATTGATCCAGATTGGTTTTTCCCTGATAGTGAACATGAAAACAACATAGAACAAAGAATGGCATTAGATATGTGTAAAACATGTCCAGTGAAGATGAATTGTTTGGGTTATGCACTAAACAATTGGCCAGTGTACGGCATTTGGGGTGGAATGCGAAACAAACAACTAAAAGATCTAGCGAGACAGATAAAGGAGCAAAAATGAGTGCAGCAATAACAATTAAAGGTCGTATTGGCAAAGACATGGACATAAAGTTCACACAATCAGGTAAAGCTTATGTTCCGTTTAGCGTTGTGTCTAATACACGCAAGAAAGTTAATGATGAATGGGTAGATGCAGATACAAGTTGGTGGGAATGCAAAGCCTTTGGAGGTTATGCCGAGGCTCTTGTAGATAACGTCAAACGAGGCGATCTGGTAACCATTACAGGAACGATTAAGCAAACGACATGGATTGACAAAGACGGAAATAAGCGCTCGTCATATGAGGTCCTGGTAGATACTATTGCAAAACAGATTGTAGTTCAGAAGTATCATGGAACACCAAGAACGAAGAATCCAGATCCTGTAGCATGGGATCCTACTGAAGGAGTGTTTTAATGTCAGTTAAAGCTATGACCTATGTATGGGAAAACTCTCCCTACAATGGCAATGCTTTGATTGTCCACTTAGCATTGGCAGATCATTGTGATGATCAGGGTATTTGTTGGCCAAGTCAGCAATATTTGGCAGATAAATGCAAGATCAGCGTAAGGCAGATCCGTAGAATAATTCATCAGATGATTGTTGATAACTATTTGTTTATAGAACAACACTCAAGAGCTGGTATTTCTAATAATCGTTACAGATTGTTATTTAAGAAACCGCAGGTCACTGATGTCCTGTCCACAGAATATGATGACCCTGAACGTCCTGCGCCTGAGGTCACAGCTGTGGCCAGCGGTAGAGGCCAAGCTGGTGGCCACCCTAATCATCATATAACCATCAATAACCATCAGAGAAAAGGTCCACCAGAAGAAGTTAAA